AATAAGTATATATGAGTAATAAGGACAAAAATATAAAAACATTTCTAAAGCCTAGAATCGGAAAGCGAATTCGACAGGGATATTATATTCCTAAGAATCCTGCTAAATACAAGGGAGACGTTACACAAATTATATACAGATCAGGATGGGAATTTAAATTCTTTAAGTTCTGTGATGAGAATCCAATGGTTATTGAATATGCAAGTGAACCATTAGGAATAGATTACTGGCACAGTATAGATAAACGCCAAGCTAAATACTGGGTAGATGGATATATGAAAACTCGTAATGCAAATGGTGTTGAGAAAGAATGGTTAATTGAAGTAAAACCTAATAAGTATATACTTCCTCCTAAGACTCCACAGAGAATGACAGAAAACCAGACACGCAGTTTTGTATCTCATGCTAAAGCATATGTTGTAAATACCGATAAGTTCAAAGCAGCTAAGGCGTATGCCATCGCACATAACATGAGATTTGGAATAATAACAGAGAACTTTTTGTTCGCAAAGATGTAAAAGAATTAAATGAAAAAATTAGAGGATATAGCTACAAATAGAAGAGAAAGAAACTTCTCCCAATCTATGCAATTATATGGAACCAGTATTAGTAGATCTGACATTATGCCAGGACATTACTATATGCTCGAAATTCAATTACCTAACTTAAGCACCGGATGGATTCCTAATTCAGAAGAAGACTGGAAAGAGGATCCATCCCAATATATTACAAATAGACCGTATTTCGATTTAAATCCTATGGGATTAATATTTGCACATCCAAACTGGAAAACAACTGCACTTATACTAAATCTTAAAGTTATTCCACCTAAATACAGAGAGGTATTAATAGTTGCTCATATTAATTTAATAGAGCAGAACCTTGATCGATTAGGATTATGGGATGATGATACTGAGTTGAAGACAATTGAAGACAGAAAACGAATGAACTTACCAATGTTTGGGATAACTCCTAAAATGTTGGAAGATTTAACAGGATTTAAATTAGGATTTGCAATCAGCGGATATAAATTAGATAAGATTACAGGAGCTAAACTTTTGGATTGGGATCATATTGGGGAATTACCTCAAGCTAATATTGATACAACCGGATTAGCATTTGCTAATGGTGCATTTGACATCTCTAGCATATTTACACAATTTGAAAATAAACAATTAAGATAACATGGCAGGATTTGGCGATAATAGAAGTGGTGCAACAAGCAGTGCACTATCAGCGTTAAGTAAGTTTGGTACACGATATGATGACCTTCTACTTAAAAATTCCAAAGCGATAGGGTTTATCGAAAGTCAATTGGCTTCAAGAACTACTACGAACGGAAACAACGAACTTTTAAAGTTCTCAATGGCATTGGCAGATACTACGTCACAGCTAAGAACAAAAGCAATTGCGTTCTTTCAACTAGATTATACAGTTAAGAGAGAACGTCTTCGTGACATCGCATCTAATGGTGAAATTGAATTCATTCTTGATACCATAGCAGACGATATGGTTGTATATAGTGAGGAGAATAGATTCTGTTATGCAACTGATTTAACTGGTAAAATAATGTTTAAGGGTTCTAATAAAACCGAAAGACTAAATTACCAGGATGATATTGTTAAGAAGTATCAAAGTAACTTTGAAGAGATTTACAATTCATGGGGATTCTCGGAAGGAATAGCAGCATGGCAATTTGCATATCAATTCTTGATCGAAGGACATTTAAGTTTTGAGATAATATACGATAATCCAGAAAAACCTAAGAAAGTTATCGGATTTAAAGAATTAGATCCTGCAAGTATAGCACCACAACTTAATAAAGATGCTAAGGGAAAAATGTATTTACAATGGACTCAATATGATCCTTCAAATGGATCAACTAAAGTACTATCAGATTCACAAGTAATCTATGTATCATATTCAAATCATTTTAAAACTAAGAGAGTTAGTTTTGTTGAACGATTAATTAGATCCTTTAATTTATTAAGAATATTGGAGCATAGTAAAGTAATATGGCATGTTATGAATGCGCCAATTAGATTACAAACCAAAGTTCCAACAGGATCTAAATCCTTTCAAAAGGCACAAGAAGATGTTAAAGAATTTATGAACCTATTAAAAGAGGATGTATTTTTTAATGGTGATACTGGAGAGTTAACAGTTGACGGTAAGCCAAACATCATGTTCTATAAGAACTACGTAACTCCAGTAAATGATCAAAACCAATCTATCTCGATAGAAGCATTACAATTTCCTGGACCTAATCTATCCAACTCTGAATTACTTGGATATTTCACTAAGAAATTGAAAATGGATTCTAAGATTCCTTATTCAAGATGGGAAGGTCAATCTGGAATGGGAGCATTCACTTTAAATGCTGAAGGTATTACAAGAGAGGAAATTAGATATCAGAAATTTATCAAGAGATTACGTTCAGCATATTCTGAATTAATAGTAAAACCTTGGTATTTACAAATGTGTATGGATTTTCCAGATCTACAAGACGATTACAAATTTAAGAATGCAATTGGTATAACATATCACAATGATAACGTTTTCGAAGAGATGAAAGAGAACGAATTGGAAGCTAAGCGTATTGCATCATTTACCGCTAAAAAAGGAGTTCTTAAAGATGATGGAACACCGTATTACTCTACTGAGTATTTAGTTCGTAAAGAGTTAAGAATGACAGAAGACGAAATACAAGCAAATAAAAAGTGGTTTGAAATGGAGACAGATGAAGCAGCACAAGGAACACCAGCTGATATACAACCCGTATCAGGAGGAGAATCAGCCGCACCAGTAGCATCATCAGCAGAAGCCGAAGGCGGAAGTGGAGAAACTATCGAAGGAGGAGAAGTTGGAGCAGAAGGTAGCTTATAATACACATGATATGATTAACGAAGAAAATAACTTAATTCCGGTATACTCTAATATAGTAGAGATATAGGTATCTGCAAATAAAATTGATATGAAGGGTGATATTATGAAGCATAGTAGTTTTGTAATTGAAGGAAATGATAGAGACTCTATGTATATAACCATCAGCAATGGAGGAGTAAGGGAAATAGATCAGATCTAGGGACCCATATTAATTGATTACTTAGAACTATTAATTAAAAATATAAAAAGCAAATAATAAAAAAGCCAATCCAATGATTGGCTTTTTTATTTTAATCATATAATACTGCGAATGGGGATCTTAGTCCATCGATCGTAACAGACAGTACGTAAATCTTTCGATCCTTTTCATCTGTGATATATTGCGGTTTAGCCGAGATTCTTCTTTTTCTAGCTTCACCTACATATTTTGAAATCTGAGTGTTAGCATCTTCTGCTAATTTAAATGGATCAAGTTCGAATTCAAATAGATATTTTTCAGATTCTATTCCGAAATTAGGTTCACCTAATACTTCACCACGATTTGTAAGTAAAGTCATCTTAACCTGATTTATACTTGCCTCTATCTCGTCATATACTTCAACTTGATATGGTTGGTATTTTGGATCATTTGATGATCTCATGTAAAAGTCTCTAATATTCTCCATATATTATTTATCAATGTAAAGTAGTTCACTAAGTGCGTTCCTAGCTTCATCATCTAATAACTCTCTAAAATCATCTTTCATAAAGTGATTTATTAATTTGTCATTAGTTAATATATAACTTAACGTTTCTTTCCATATAATATTATTTATCTAAAATCATGAACTCAAAACTCATTCCATTTAATACTGTAGCATTCATTTTAGCTATGTTATTATCCAAGTCAGATTCATATGTATACTTAGACTTAACTTCTATTATTTTATTCTCAGATATAATATAAATGTCTGGATAATATCTTCTAGTTTTACCTTCGAATTCGTACATTATATTATTCGTATATTTAGATTATTGGTGAACGAGGAACATCCAATCTGTTGTATTTTCTCCTTTTATCATAGTAGCAACGTCTTCCATTTCCTTTTCAGCAGTAGTCACCATGCTTTGATAATTAATAGTAACGTCTCCTGGTAATTGGTAATTAAATGTTTGCAACATATGAGCTAGTCTAACTTTGGCTCTAGCACGAACGTGTCGTTGAAAAAGTTCATCGTCATATAACTTATCAATCTGAATCTTCTTAAATACCTTAGCTACTGCATCAACCTTAGGTGTTCTTCCTACAACTCCTAATAACTTTGTATTCTTATTGTAGTCATATGCAATAGTATCTAATATCATCCCCTTGGTTAAATCTAGGAATGAGAACATGATTGTTCTATACATGATTGATTCTCCCATGAATGGAGTAAGAAATACTTCCGATCCCATGAATTTACCTTCAGAGAAATCTCTATCAATTGATGCAAATATTGATCCACCTTTCGCTTCCTTTAATTCAACCATAAATTGTACACAGTCTGGCATTAATATTTGTCTACCGTTCTTAAATTCATCGGTTTTAAACATTGCTTTTGGTAGCAATAGATATTTAGACTCTACTGCATATCTCCAGTTATCATAAAAGAAAGCTGCATCAATTGCAATAATACGCTTTATTTCCTTTTCCGGTAGTGAATATGGAAGCATTCCTGAGAATGTGATTTCATCTTGTATGTCTGTAATAAGTTCTGCCTCACTCATATCATTCTAATTATTATTTTTCTCCTAATTCTCTGCTGAATCCTTGTTTTCCTAAGTCAACTTTATAATCGTCTTCCTGGTTACCACCGTCAGTTCTAATAGCTCTTTGGTTTTTCTTATCTGATCGCTCATCATGCTTACTTGCTCTTTCTATACATGTTTTAGCCCATTGATGAACGTGATGTCCTTTCAAATGATTCTTCCAATCACTATGAAAAATAAGATTTAAGGCTCTAGTTATATCAACTTCCTCAACTCCTCCAGTTTTATCCGCATCTTTATAGCGATAAGGATTACGTGCTTCCTTTTCGTCAGCCATTGCCTTGGCGATAGCCATTACCTGAGCATGAATGCTACTAACCGCTCCCTGAACCATTCCAGCAAAATTAGTATTGTGTACTATCTTTTGTTCTGTCTCATTAACAAAATCACTATATGACTTAACTTTTTTATCTTCTTTCATTATACAGTCGGTGGAACTTGAGGTGCTACTTGAGGTGCGGTGCTTTTAGCTGCATTTGCAATCATTGCATTCTCTGCCGATATTTTATTTTGCAATTCTGTTACCATTTTATTTAAAGCAACTTTATCATTAGCGATTATTTGCTCTCTATTAGTAATATCATTTCTACGTTGATTGATAGCAGCTTGCTCAGCTTTATATTTCTCCGGTACACTCATTAAATCAGGACCACCCTGTTCAGTTATTGCCTTTGTTTCTTTGTTTCTAAATTTCTTAAAGTTATCTATATGTCCCATTACATTTCGTTATTTTCAGGTTTATTCTTTGTGCTATTCTTATGAGTTTCCATAAATTCTTTATACGACATTGCTCGTTTTGGATCCTTTGGATTAGATCCATACCTAGCTCCTGCTAATGTTCCGGGCGATCTATTCCAGTGAGTAGGAATAGATCCCGCTCTTCCGGTAGCAATAATATTAGGTTGTTGCACATTGAATTCAGGATTATTCAGTTGATAAACTGGTTGCCTATTCATAGTATTTGCACCAATACTTTCGTTTAAAAATTCTATGTATGAATTAACAATCATTAAAATTGGAAGTTATCCATGTTCATTCCATTATCTGGAGATCCTTGACCTTGTCCCATATCTTGTTGACCTGATATTTCATCATATGTTTCTATTTGTTGATCAAGTGGATCTTTATCTTCATCCTCTTCATCTCCTGAATTTTCAACACCATCTGGTGTAAAATCAACTTCTTGCGAATCATAACCTGTTCCTAATATTTTATCATTGATTGCTCTAAGTGCATCTTCGATAATTTCATACTCGGCATCTCCGTTAGTATCTAATTGACCAACTTTATCTAACATTTCGCCAACTGTCATATTTAATAATACAGCAGGTAGTTGATTTTCGTGATCTTCGTTTATTCGTTTTAATATGAATATGCTCATCTTGTTATAGCTTTTATTTTATTTATTTGAAAAAGTTTAGTATTATATCAACATGGAATGGAATAAAGAACAAGAAGATAGAATTAAATCCGCAGTGGCAAAATACGCAATTAGGAATTATCAATTAATTCCAATGGGAATAATGAGTGATCCTGAAGCAATGCAGCATTTAACTAATATTGGTGCCGCGATTATGATGAATAAATGGGAAATTGACACAAGACCTGGATCATTCGTAAGCGCAGTTCTTAATAATGATTTAGAAGCGTCGGTTAATTGTGCTGATAGTACTAACGTACAGTTGCTTCCATTTTATGTAACACTTAAATATAATTTGGGATATGTTGAGTAAATACAAATTATCGACTGGACTTGCTACACTGATTGAGAATCCAGAATTCGAAACAGATAAGGAAGCATGGGAAGCAATGAGAGTGCAATTACCAGGAAAATATGCTACATTATATAAGCGTATTAATGTTCCGGTTATGATAAATAATAGAGAAGAATATCTTGATAAGCACAATTCAAAATATACTTTGCAAATTATAGATCCTGACACTCCTTCTACTTATGAAATGTGGGTTCCAGTAATAGTCGGAATTACCGATGATCCTTATGATGCAACTGGAGAAATAGCAATATGTCAAAAAACTGGTACGTCTATATCCTCTCATGTTCAGATGGAAGCTACTACACAGGGATAACAACTGATCTTCAAAATAGATTAGATGCTCATAACAGAGGTAAAGGAGCTAAGTATACGAGAGGCCGAGGTCCACTTGGATTATTATATGTAGAAACACATGCAAATAAATCAGAAGCCCTTAAACGTGAGTATGCGATCAAACAACTTAGTAAGAAAAAGAAAACTGAATTAATTAATAAGGTATAATATACCATGGATAAAGAATTAGAAGTAGTAAGAAAGGGAATTGAAAATGATATACTCGCAAAGGTAAAGAAAATCGAAGTCAATATTCTCACAGGTAAAGGACCAGACGGCTATACTAAAATAGAAATGCTCGCCATGATAAATGACGAGCTTTCTGATGTATTATTAAATTGGGATGATAGGTTATATGATAGTGACCTAGGTGATGAACTAATGTAATTATTCGCGTTCTGCGTCCATTAGTCTAAGATAACCTTCTCTTAAATGTTTATATGCTAATTCAAGTTGATTTTTAATATATGGACTAATTTCCTGTCCATTTTCCTCTATTCTTCTTGCTTTATTAACTCCGGCATCTGAAATTGCTTGTATTTGTTCAAGCATTAATGTAATTTCACCTACATTTTCTTCTTCTCCAATCTCTGGACTTCTTTCAAATTCAAATGGTAATTCCATTTGATCATCATCGATATCCTCGTATGGATTAGCTCCAAATTGTGCGCTTTGTACTTCGTTAGGACGCTGAACTCTTTCAGTTGCTCCCATGAACTCTCCAAATGATTCGTGAACCTTATGTTTGTTATTAGTTTTCATTGTTTTCATTATTTGCATCCACATTGCATTCCCATTTCAGCTCCTTGCCACCATGAATCTGGATCTTCTTGATTTGCTATACCCATTGGATATGATCCTTTTTCAATTCCTTTCTTAGATCCACATGAGCTACATGTTACGAAACAATCTCCGTCTTCGTCCTCATCTTCTCCTTCGAAATCAAGTTCAATTGTATCGACATCGTCTGCATACATATCACTTCCACTAGCTCCTCTTGGCATATGAATAGGACCCCTTGCTTCGAAATCATCGAATGATTCTAAGATTAAGCTATTTCTAACAACTCGAACTGATTCATTAGCTTCTTCCTCTTCTTCATCCTCATCTTCGTCTTCTTCACCTTCTTCGTCATCAGATTCTCCAGCTTCAGGATCTCCTGATCCATCTTCGTCAAAATCATCTTCCATTTCTTCTTCCTCTTCTCCTTCACCTTC